GAACACCAACGCTCCCGCCGAAGCCGCTACCTCGACGGCCACAGCTCTCAACCCGGGTCCAGCTGTTGCCCCTACCGCGGTCACAGCTACCGCAACCGCAGCAGCCCTCGACGCGACAGCCACCACTGGCGCCAACACCAACGCCCCTGCCGAGACAGCGGCGGCGGTGGCCGCAGCCCAACCAGCTGTCACCTCGATCGCCGCAACCGCCGAGCACGCCACAGCGGCAGCGACCTCGGCCGACCCGGCCGGGTCGGTGTCACCTCCCGCCACCACGGCCACAGCTACCGCTACCGGGTACGACGCCACGATCACCGTAGGCATCGCCGCCCAGGCCGAAGCAGCCGCCGCCACGGCTACCGCGTACGACCCGACCAGCACGATCACCGCGCCGATCGAGACTGCCGCGGCACCAGCGACCGCGTACGACGCCGTCATCTCCACCGCGATCGGCGCCGAAGCACCAGCCGAAACGTCGACCTGCGTCGCCACCGCCCTCGACGCGTCCACCGCCATCGTGTCCGACATCGACACCGGCGGCACCACCTTCGCCGGCGCCATGCGAACCATCGCAGAATCCCGGGCCGAACAATACCGCCAATCCCGGGCCGGCCCAGACCAATGCCCCCTCTCCGGACACCACTGGTCAAGAGACGGCCGGGGCCGCCGCTACTGCCATTGGGACGGCTACTCGCCCGACTGGTGACCAGCTTTCATGTCGTGGCGCAGCTCGGCGACTTCCATGCGGAGCAGGTGGTCACGACGCTCCCACCCTCGTTCCCGTTCCTCGCACGCCCGTAACGCCCGGCGTACATCGTCCATCTCGGCCCGGTACTTCGCCCGGTCGCCGGCCATCTCACCGCGGAGTTTCCCGAGCTCACAACGGAGGTAGTCGCGGTCTTTCGTCGAGTCGGTGAACAGTGACCGGTACCCGGCGATCAGGAGAGCCACGAACCCTGTGGCTGCACCTCCACCCACCCACGGGAAGGCCTCGTCGAGGTCAAACACCGGTTGCTCGGGCTCGGGCGGGTCGGCGGGGGCATCCATCATCGATGTGGCCACTCCGTGACGATAGACCTAGTCGGGGGATATAGGGCATGCTGACACTGTAAGCACAACCCGTCATACCATCCCTGACCAGGTAAGGACACTCATGGAACTGTCTTCTGCAACGTCGGCCCCGTCAACGAAACTCACCGCCGCTGGGATCGCGGCGGTGATCGTCTCGGTAGTAGGCCGGTGGCTCGAATCCCGCTACGGGTTCATCCCGGATCCGTGGATGGTGGACATTGCCGTGATCGTCATCGCGGCCGGTGTCGGCTACCTCGCTCCCGAGCTGGCCCCTTCCCGATCCGCCGAGGTGACGCTACAGCGCCGCGAAGCAGCTCAACTGTAGACTAGGTGTGTCGGCCCGGTCCCGCGGCGGGGACCGGGGCCGGTCATCCCAGTTCGCCCCGAGCTATCTGGAGCAGGGCGGCCGACTCGGTGAGCGCAGCTCGAACCTGGCCGATGTCGAAGCTGTGTGTCTTGTTCTTCAAGGTGTGGAGCGCGGCCAAAGCTTTCGGCCCGAACCATCCATCGATCGCTCCGACGTAATCACCGTGCTCGGCGAGCAGACGTAGAGCTTCGTTGGTCTCGGCCTCATAGGGGTTGGTGGTGTCGGACAAGGTAGCTCCTCGGTAGTAGGCCAGAAAGTCGTTCCACGGGAAGTGAAGCCCAGGGTCAGATCGGCGGCCGGGATCGAGTTCACCGTGGCCGATGAACCCTGGTTGACCGGCCCGGTACTCGGCCGGCGTGATCCGACGGGCCGGGATATCGACGCCGACCGTCTGCGAGACCCAACGGGCCATGTTGACCGCTTCCTTGCCCCCATTGCGAAGCGCACCCGTGTACCACCGTCTGGGTAGCACCGGCCATTGCCCAGCCTTGCAGGCGAACGACAGGCCAAGCGACCAGCGGTTACCGCCTGTGCCCTCGTGGAACATCTCCCACTCGTAACGGCCGACACGCACGATCGAGTCGGAATCGACTACCGAGTGGTAGCTCCCGGCCGTGTCGGTGCGCCGGGAAATGAACCGTGCGACCGCTTCGGCGCCCCCGTCGGGAAGGTCGGTGTCGGTGGCGTTCTCCGCGGTGTGAACAACGATCGCGCCGGTGACCTTGGCCCGGCGGACAGACCGGTACTGCGCTCGAGCTGGCGGATGGTCTTCCAGATAGGTGCTCATGCAGGTATCTCCTCGGCATCGGGCTGTTTGGCGTTGGCGACGGTGGCCCGGATCTCGGCGAGGTACCGGGCTGTAGACCTGAACAGTTGGTGGTTGGCTGCGATCACCGGGGCATGGTCCGAGTACCAATCCGGCACCAGTTCCTCGCCGATCGCTTGGGTCTCTTCGGATATTGCCGACAGGTGCTCCCAGTCGTGGCAGGCGAGAATGTCGACCGCTGTCCGCAGTGCTGCACCGGCGTCTGTGATCCTCTTGTCCTCGGCCGTCGTGCCGTCCGTCACGTACACTTCGGTCATTGTGGTGTCCTCCGGCATTCGCTGCGAGCCGTCGAGTAGTCGGCTAGTTCGGATGTGAGTTCCCGTTGCAGCCGGTCCATGTCCGCTGGTGTGCCACCACCGTCGATCATGTCGACGATCTCGGCGAGCTGTCGACCAGCGACCGCGAACGCGGTGTCGGCCGCGTCGAGCGCTTCGAGACACGCCGAGATGTCGGCCGGGCCCGGCTCAGCGGTAGCGGTCGCGCCGAGGATGATGCCGGCGATGCTGGCGACGACGAACACTATGGCGACGACGACCAGCGGTTGCCGCTGGAGCAGCGGCCGGCCCACAAGCGGCGGTGCCGGCGGACCGGATGGCGGTGGTGGTTGTTCGGTCATGCCGTTGTCCTTCCGTAGGGTTGGTGTGGTCAGTTCGGTTCGTCATCGCCGCCGTCGTCGATTGCCTTGTCGGCCTCGACGATCAGGCGGGCAGTAGCTTCGCTTGGGACGGTGAACACGCCTGGGCCGTCGCCTCGGTCGATGGTCACCCAATCAGTGAGCCAGTCAGAGAGATGGTTGATGCGTAGGGCCAGCACCCAGAGCATCCCGGCCAACCAGAGCACGGGCCGGCCGATCCGGGGCCGGTAGGTCGGGGATCGGCTCGGCACGTCATCCCAGCTTTCATAGTGCGGCACGCCGGGTATCACGGCTCCAACGTTTCGCCGGACACCGTCTTGCTGCCCGCCGGATCGTCGGCGACGAACGTGCCGGAGATGTCGGGCAGCAAAGTCACCGGCGCCCGGTGGATTGGACCGCCGGCCACGTCGATCGGCACGTACACCGCTTTGGGTCGTGGCGCAGCCCAGGCGGATGCCCGCTCGGCCGCTTTGATCGCCAACCTGCACACGAAGAGGACGGGCCGGCCGACGTAGCGGCGTGGACGGATCACGCCGCCGTCCCAGAAGATGAGGCCAGTAGGCACGTCGCGGCCCACCGAACCCGGCCAGACCCACGCAGGGTCACGTATGTTGTCGTCGTCGGTCATGACGCGAGAACCCGGCGACGGCGGGCGGTCATGGGCACCACTTTGGTGTCCTCAAGGACCTTGGTCGCGTCGGCCTCGATGGCCTCGATCGTGGAATTGGTAGCGGCGATGGCTGGCATCTGGCCGGTCTGTTCAGCCTCGACACGCATTGTCGACAACGCCAACCCGACCCGTTCCTGGGCTCGGCTGATGTGCCGGGCAGCGGCCAGCGACTTGGCGAGCTCGTCGGCCCGGCGGTTCGCTAGCCAGGCTTCTCGGCGCAGCCCGTCGTTCATGGACTGCAGGCTGTCGGTGCGGCCGTCGAGCGGCACCGGGCCCTGTCCGGGCGTGTTCCGTATCCGCCCTATGCGGCGCTCCCGTTCGTAGATGAGCCACTGCCGGAAAGTGATTATGAGCGCAGCCGCTACCGCGGCGGTCACGATCATCAGTAGCCAGGTGTTCACGTCTGTTTCGTTCATGTCGTTGTCCTCTTGGCCCGAGTGCCGGGCCGTCGTTTCCGTTCTGCGTCTACTTGCCGGGCCGCCTCACCGGTCGCCGGTTCGAGACTGATGGCCCGGATCCGGCGCCGGCCGATCGCTTCGGCCAGGCCGGTGATGGTCGACCCGCTCCGGTTCGCAGCGTCTGTCCATGCTCTTGCCGCGTCGGGTGAGAGTCGGATGTGGACGTGGACGAGGTCATCGGACATGGGTCGAGGTTAGAGCACTAGGTGTGCTGGTTCCGGCGTCGACGTGATGCGTCGATCTCGCGTGCTCTGAGCAGCTGGTCTTTGCCTGCGTCGTGGTCTTCGTCGAACAGATCGGCGACGAACTCTCCGATGGCTTCGAGCATGGCGGACACGGACACACCGCCGGCTGATGCGGTGCCGTGGAACGCGTCGTGGCATCCGGCGGTGACGTATGCGTGGAGCGCTTTGCGTGGACTGGTAGTTCTCATACCACCAACCCTATAGTTGTCGCATCATGTTGGCAACATGTGGTTCTAGGATCAGGTACCATGGCAATATCGGCGGACTGACCGCACCCGGCCACCGTCAATCGGGCGCGACCTCGGACTCAGACTCAGACTCGGGCATCGCAGCTAGGAGCTCGGCGGCGTCGAGCCCGGCCGGTTGGGCGGGAACCTCGGGCCGGGCGGGATCCCATTCCATCACCCGCCCGTCGGCCGCTACACCGTCGCCGTAGTCGGGGCAGGCCGGCAACCACCGGCCGAGAGCATGCACCGCTGACTTGGCGGCCATCCTGTCGAACCAGTTCACCCACGGCGAGAACTTGCTATCCGACCCCCTCGACATGGCACGTCGCTCGTTGATCTGCTCCAGTGTGAGCACTTCCCAGGCGTCGCCACCGTTCAGTAGTTTGGCGTGGGCGTACGCGGCGTACACGGGGCCACGATCTTCCTGCGATGCCCGCCAGTCGATCTCATGGACCAGGCGGCCAGTGGTGCCCCGTACGGCCTCGAACCGGTCGGCCTCGCGTACCACGTCAGCCGTGATCCCGGTGAGCTGACCGGACCGGTGCGCCAGCTCAATGATCCCCTTGTAGCCGAGCCACCACTCGCACTCCCAGATCCCCTTGTGCTTCATGGGGATCATCCAGGAATGCCCGAGTGGCTGCCCAGGATCCAACCGCAACTGAGCGGACTGCATGACCGCACCCATGATGCTGGGTGCGGTGCACTGCGCCAGCTCGGGGGATTTGCGGACCTCGGTCAATCCCATGCGGACGACTCGCTCGGCTAGGTCGGTCCGGCCTGTGGCTTTCGCCACCTGCGGCACCAGCGCTTCGAGCTGATCGGACAGAGTCCTCGGCCGGTCGTCGGCCTGCTCGATCTGGCCGCGCATCCGCTCCACCACGTCAGTGCTGGTCACCGTCGACCGCCGTTGTAGTCGTCCTCGATGCCGCGGCGGCGGTACCGGTCCTCGACCGCCTGGGCCGACCCGTCGGTCGACCGGTCATCATCGCCCCAACCTTGCGTCTCCCACACCGTCTTGTTGTCGGCCCGGGCTTGGTCGTCGGTGTACTTCCCACCGCCGCCGCTGCTCTTGCCTTTGCTAAACCAACCCATTCGTTATCCTCCTAGTCGTTTGTCTTCAACCTTCTAGCATGCGTGTGACTTCTGCCAAGGCGCTATCAGGAAATACCTTGACGAACGGCCCGGCCAGAGTCTTGTGGTGTTCAATCGTCCAATCGTGCTGACCGATCAAATCCACGATCGAGGCGGCCCTCGCGGCGTCCCTAACGGCGGCGGGCCCGTAAGAGGCCAGATCGACGTGGACGGCGGCACTTGCGGCGTTCCAAGCCGCATTCGCGGCGGTAGTAGCGGCAGTACCGTCGATGGGGGCGCCCCTGGCGACAGTAGCAGTGGCGGCGGCGCCCCTGGTGCTGGTGCCCCACATGCCGGTGCCGGCAGTGAACTTTTCGGCTGACCAGGTGGAGGCCAGGCGGGTCAGATCGTCGAGTGACGCAGCAGCGATCACACGGGCCGTGTCGACCACGATCTCCCACGACGGCCCGTAAACCTCTGCTAGATCCCAATCGGTCACCTCCGGATGCGACAGCACCACCGCTACAACATCATCGAACTTAGTGTCGTCGGCATCATTCCATTCTGGACCCCAGCCCTGACTTTCGGCGACCTGCTCGACCAATCCGGCGTCGCCTGGTACCAGCTCACACGCACGGATAGCACCATGCAAACACACACCAGTACCGTTGTCGTAACCGCCTTGTATCCAGTGTTCCCCGTCCGGCCCGAACTTCGCGAGCACTTGATCAGTCGGGATCTCAATCATCACGTTGTCCTCCATTGTTTCGGTGTCTTCAACAGGTATGTACGTGTGCCATGCTTATTGTAGCTTGCGGTAACAGCAACACGACCATCGAACTCGGCTTGGCCCGTGGTGCCGATCAGCCGGACCAACTCAGCTTTCGCCTCGGCCTTCTCTTTCTCCGCCGCGGTCACCGCAGCGTTAGCATCAGCCCACTGGACCAGCCACCGCCGATCGTCCTCGCCGAGCTGGGCGGCGCCGCCCTCAACCGGGATCGCCCGGGCCGCTTCCAGATCCCGGGCCGGGTTCGAGATCGCCGGCGGCACCCGAGCGAGCACGTGATCTTCCCAGAACTGCCGCTCACCCTCAACCAACAGCTCAGCGATCGTCGGGTCACGCTCAATCACATAGTGCCGCAAGTCCCACGTGTCGACGAACAACACAGCCACGATCACCCGCGCAGCCCCGGTCGCCGCAATCTGATGGTGACCCTGCAAGAGGTAGCGGGGCGGGAGACCATCGGGACCAGAATCGTCCGGCCCCCACTCGTGACCGGCGTACCGCCACTCGGCCGTCTTGCACTCCAACCATTCACGGCGGTAAATCCCACCACGACGCAACCGGTAATCCAGAGTCGCGAACAACCAGGGGGTGCCGGGGCTAGTTGACCAATGCTGACCGGTCATAGCCTTGACCGGCTCGCCGGTCTTACGGGTGAACAGCTCGGCCACGACCGGCTCAAGGTCGTGACCGCGCTGCATCTGAGGTGTGACCTCAACCTCGGCCCCGTAGACCTTGTCACACCACACCGAGAACGGTGTCCCGTACCCGTACCCGAACACCGGCCCGGCATCCGACCCACCGAGCCCGTGCCGTCTTGCCGCCTTCTCGGCCCTGGTCAGCTCACCCGCCATCGTGTCCCCTTGCTGCGCAGTGTTGCTTCACGGCAGCGTGCATCCGATCCACAGCTTTCGCTTTCGGTCGCATACCGATCCATGATTTCCACTCGCCCATCACCACAAAGTCCGCGCGTGTAATAGCTATATACCGTACCCCCCACAATCTGCTAACTGAGAGGATATCCCCGTTCCGTATAACCCAATAAGACCACTCTGGAATGCCCGACAGTCGACACCATCCGATTTGGCCAGATTGTGTGAGCCCAACCAATTCGTCCACCTTTGCTTGTGTCAATCCATCTGCCACGGCGAAGCCTCTTCGATCCGTAGAGGGAATCCGATGATTCCATCGAACTCCTTTACTGCACCGTCGAGAGCTTCCTTGACCTTCGGCAGGTCACTACGCGTCGCGTCGAATCTGATCTCTACCCGCCACCGCTTCACCTTGTCGTACTGATCACCCGCCATCGGCCACACCGATCTCGTGTCCGCCTGTATGATCCATCATTTTGATACAGCGTCTCCATCGCCCGTAGCTCGATCGAGGACGGCGCTTGGACACTGATCGTCGTTGTCCCACCCCCAACCAGAAATGGCTTCGTGCGGGCCTACGTGGCCATCTAGTAGCCAACACCTGGCCTCATCGTTGGTGGCCGGGTCGGTGGCTCCGCAATCCGTATCGGTGGCGATCGGGTCATCTGTCCATGCCCCATCACGAGTTGCCCGAGTCTCGGTCTTTCCGGTGTTGTACTCGGCCCACAACGTGATATTACCATCAGCTTTATGGTAGCCGGTGTGCCCACCCTGCTTACCGCAAGTCAAGCAGTTGTGCTCAGACCCACAGTAAATGGTGGCGTCGACAGGTTCGTCAACATTCGGCCAGGTGTATGTAACCGACACGTCACCACACGTCTCGGAACACCCATGACTGCCGCTGTGACTATCCGGCAGCTCACAATCCAACCTGATCGGCGAGTTGACATAGGCTTTTATGTGATCGCCGCAGGGTTCGGGTGGCAGCGCATCACGTATCGCCTTCCACACCGCCCCGTCAACACCATGCAAAGGTTCTTGCGTCCGTAAGATCTCTTCTGATCTGGAGCGCAGAACTTCGATCACTTCGTCTGGCAGCTCGATCTTCATGTTTTACCTAGTCCCGTCTCTCGTGCCCACACCTCATAATCCGTGAACTTCCAACCTGACGGCGGTAGCCTCCCTACCGCCCACTTGTAAAGCTCCCGGCAGTCACGCTCATGATGAAGCGACTCAAACCCCCGTTTCTTGGCCATACGTCGACGCTCGGCATAGTTGGAAGTCATGACTCGTTGTCCTCTCGTTGTGACGTGTTGTGTGAGTCTCGCGCCAGGGTGTGACACTCATCGCCGCAGTACACGATCCCCCGGCGGATCACGATCCGATCCAGCGTGTGGATCTCGGCGGCGCACCAGCCGCAACGGAACAGCGGAAGGATGGTCACCCGATACCTCCGGCCCGTGCTACCTGCTCGGCCAGCCAGAAGATCACCCAGAACAGGGCGAACACCAAGACTGCGATCCCGGCCGCTGCGAGCACCGCGGACCAGCCGCCACAACCAGTCCACATCTTCGGCCACGACTCACTCGACAGATTGCAGTGCCAACCAGCATGACCCTCGGGCATCCGGCACGGCCCACCCTCAGCCCGTGGGTGAATATCACCACAGTCCGCTAGGGGCGGCACCCACCCGTCCGGGAACAGATCCTGGTTGCGGTGCCCAGTCACACGTCCTCCCATCCGTCCTCAAGGCGCAGACACCGAAGCCAGCCGTGCATCTCGGCTTCTTCCCTGGTCGAGTAGCGATCTGTCGATGACCACATCACCCGATCGTCGACACTCAGCACACGCCACTGCCACCGCTTCACAGCATGAGGTGTCCGCTCGTCGATTCTCCGCACCTGGACACGCCAGCTCATGGCCTTGGCGATGTTCTTTGCTCGGGCCACCAGGTCGTCGTCAGTCACAGTTCACCGTCTCGGAACATCTGGCGGATCTGTTTGGCCTGGTTGTGCGACCAGTACGGAAACCCCTTGTCAGAGGTCCGATGCGCAGGTTTGGGGAGCTTCCCGGTCCTGTACCACCGGCCCACGGTTTCGCGTGGCCAGCCGAGAAGGTGGCTGATATCGGACATGTTGTAGATGCGTGTAGTCTTGTGTTCCTCATCATCCATGTCACATTTCTACCACTTCACGGGTAGTGCTGCAACCTCGACTACAATCGAAATTGTTGACGACCACACAACCACGAGGCCAACGATGCCGGACCAGTTGACCACAACCGAAACCCCACGCTGGTCAGAAGAAGACTGGGACGACCTCGACTGGGAAATCTGGGACCTCATCCGCACACGCCACATGAGCCTCAGATCAGCCCAACGCGCCCTAGCAGAACACGGCACCACCATCAGCCACGAAGGCATACGGAAACGCTGGAAGCGCATGATGCGCCGCCTCACCTACCCCGACCTCGACGAACTCCGAACCCAAGAAGGCCACCGCCTCGAAGCACTCGGCGAACAATCCGCCGAAATCGCTAGGGAAGCCATACTCTGCCACACCGCAGCCGTCGCCGCCGCCCGCCACGAACTCGACACCAACGGCCCCGTACCCGTCGACCCCAAACACCTCGAAACCGCACTCCGAGCCAACCGAGAAGTCCGAGCCGTACGCAGAGACATGGCCACACTCTTCGGACTCGACACACGCCAAGGCACCACACCACCAGCCGACGCCGAACGCATCAACGACCTCCTCGGCGCATACCTCGCCGGCCACAACGACGCCAAAGCCGACGCCAAGGCAAGCACTGAGGTGCCCACCAACGCATGACCGGGGTCGATGTCGGCATGCTCGCCCAGCTCACACCCGACGAGCTCGCTGGCCTCCTCGACCAACTCACCGGCTCCGAGCGAGCCCTCATCGAACAAGCCCTACTGGAAGCCATCGCCGGGCTCGACCCACTCGCCGGCCTCGACTGGCGCCAGTGGAACCAGGCGTGCGTGCCCGCCTACATTCAAGGCGACTATGCCGCCGAGCACGAGCAGTTCTGGGAGTGGGTCGACCAGATTGGTGACGCACGACCTGACCCCTGGCTGTCGCTCTGGCCGAGAGGCTACGCCAAGTCCGCGTTGGCCGAGATCGCCACCGCGAAGCTACTCGCCCGGGGGATCCGCAAGTACTGCCTGTACGTGTCCCACACCCAGTCACAAGCCGACGACCACGTCGGCAACATCGGCGCCATCCTCGAATCCGACACCTTCACCCGCCACTACCCAGCCATGGGCGAAGTCAAACTGAGCAAGTTCGGGTCGTCGAAAGGCTGGCGACGCAACCGGCTCCGCACCGCGTCCGGAGCCACCATCGACGCCCTCGGCCTCGACGCCTCACGGCGAGGAGCACGCCTCGACGAACAACGACCCGACATGATGGTCCTCGACGACATCGACGACACCCACGCATCCGCCGCGGTCAACGCCAAGAACATCCGCACCATCACCCAGGCTCTCATTCCGGCGTTGCTGCCGAACAAGGTCCTGATCCTCGCCCAGAACGTCGTAGCCCCCAACTCGATCGCCGCCCAGCTCGGCGCCGGCGTGCTCGACATGATGGGCGGCGCCATCCGATCCGGGCCGTTCCCGCTCGTCGCCGACATGACCGCTGAACGCCGAGATGGGAAATGGCGGATCACCGGCGGCACACCCCGCTGGCCCGCGTGGATGGACTTGGGCCGCTGCGAAGAACAACTCCGAGACATGGGCATGGACGCCTTCGTCATCGAATGCCAACAAGACACCTCGGAGCGGCCAGGAGCGATCTGGCGCAAAGAAGAGATCTCCGAGTCGAGGGTCGACGTTGACCGGGTGCCCGAGCTCGAACGGGTGGTGGTAGCGGTCGACCCGAACAAGACTGGCCGCTCGGATGACGCTGGTGTGGTGAAGATCGGGCGGGCGTTGATCGCCGGCGACTACCACGCGTTCGTCCTCGCTGATGATTCACGGTTGGAACGGCCGTCGGAGTGGCGTGACTCGACAGCCCGGTCGGCGTTGAACGAACCGAAGGCTGGGGCGGTGGTGGTCGAGTCGGCCGGGCTCGGCGAACACGCTGAACTGACAGTGAAGGGCTCGCCTCTGTGGGGTGACTACCCGATCGCGGTCTATGAGGCCAAGGCCAAGCTCGGCAAGAAGGATCGGGCCAGGCCGGTGTGGCGGCTGTACAAGGACCGCCGGGTGCATCACGTCGGGTCGCTGCCGTATTTGGAGCGTCAGATGACTACGTGGGAGCCGGATGAGGATCCGATGTCGCCTGGGGCGTTGGATGCTCTGGTCCATGGAATCACGCACTTGCTGATCGACGTAGGTGGTGCTCCAAAGGTAGGCTGGGGGGCATGACAACGACAGACACACGTACCACTGCGGTCTGGATGGCCATCGCCTACTACGAACGCCTCGCCAAGACTCGAATGATCCTGCCCAAGCGGGATGATGCCGACCTGGCCGTCGAGGTGGAACCCAAGCTCGATGAACTACTGAGGGCAGCTGACGCCATTGACAGCTTCATCAGCGACGCCCGCCTCCCGAAGGAAGCCGACGATGCCTAAGCTTGTGTTCCTCGACACCGAAACGACCAGCCTGGACGCCGTGACCGGCGAGATCTGGGAGGTGGGCATGGTCTCCCGCTACCCAGACGGCACCGAAACAGAGAACGCTTGGGCTCTGCCGGTCACTTTGGAGCATGCCGACCCGATCGCCTTGTCGATCGGCCGGTTCCATGAACGTCACCCGCAAGGCAACGAGACCGAATCGCTCGATTGGCACGATACGTGCTCGCTTGATCGGTTCGTTTCTTATTTCGCAGAGCTGACCCACGGCGCTCACCTGGTTGGCAACGTCATCAGTTTCGACGAGGAGCGGCTCCGGGGGCTCCTCCGGGCGCATGGTGTGATGCCGTCGTGGCACTACCACCTGGTTGATGTCGAGGCGATGGCGGCCGGGAAGCTCGGGATCGACCCGCCGTGGGATTCGGCTGATCTGTGCGCTGCGCTCGGTGTCGACATGCCGACCGAGTGGGAGCGGCACACGGCGCTCGGTGATGCCAAGTGGGCCATGCGGATGTACGACGCGGTGATAGGCCGATGAGCTTGTTTGATGACACCACGTTTGTTACTCCCGGGTACGTCGATCCGGCTGACCTGTCGGCTGGCCAGAGGCGGACGCTGCGGAACAAGCTCCGGCTCGCCGAGGGCATCCATCCGGTGTCCGGCCGGCCCCTGCTCGACGCCGAGTGGGGTTTCCACTGCAAGACCTGCGCGCACCTGTTCCTACACGAGCCCGGCAATACTCGGTTCTGGAAGTGTGGCCTGAACGTCACGGGCGGCCCGGGCACTGACGTCCGGGTCGGCTGGCCGGCCTGCACCAGGTACCGGATCGAGGTCCGATGACTACACAACTGGTGCCATTGCTCCTGCTCGACATCGATGGGACCGTACGCCAAGGCAAGGACGACGCTCTCGGCAAATTCGTCAACGGCCCCGAAGATGTGATCGTGTTCCCCGAGGCCGTCGAGCAGATGCGCCGATGGAAGGAGAAGGGGGGCCGGATCATCGGTGTGTCCAACCAGGGTGGCATCGCGCTCAGGATCGTCAACATTGCCAGCGTCGCCGAAGCGATGACTGAGACGCAACGCCAGACCGGCGGCTTGTTCGATGGGATTGGCTTCTGTAGGCATCATCCGCATGCCAGTGACCCGGAGATGGCTCGGTGCTGGTGCCGGAAGCCAAGGCCAGGGCTGGCCATCGAAACAGCGTTAGATCTGGCCAGGAGGATCCGCGATCGGACTGGGGTCGGTGTGGCGTTCCCGCCTCATCTCGCCCTGTTTGTCGGCGACCGGCCAGAGGATCAGCAGTGCGCCGACGCGCTCAACATCGACTTTCAGTGGGCGGCCGACTGGCGCGCTGCGGTTGATGGGCAAGCCGGTGGCTGACCGCCGGCGGCGTGAGGTCGACATTGACGAGTTGGCTGGGATGGTGATGTGCGCTGCCACGGTCCACCGGCCGGATCTGTTCGTGTTGGTTCGGTGTGAGCGGTTGGACGGGCATCCTGGGCCACACTTGCATCAGCTCCCCCGGACGAGATGGGAAACTCTGCTATGACCGCTCCTGCTCCCGCAGCTTCCATGACGCACCGTGTTGATGTAGGGTTTAGGTGGCCCCGTCCTCGTGTTGCGTCGTCGTTGTCCTCCACGGGGAGGGTGGCCGGGGCCGTGTCCCTCCGTCTACTGGGCGCCGTCCTGTCGCTCCTTGCCGGCGCCCAGGGGCGGGCGCTCGCCCGCCGGTCGATGCTGTTGCATGCCGCGGCCGGTGCGGGCGCGGTGGCTGGCGTGTGGGATCTGGTGGGCCGTGGCTGGGCGCTGTTGGTGTTGGTGCCGGTGTTGTTGCTGTTCGACATCGCCGCCGGAGACGGCTGATTGTCCCGCGTCTTACATTCGTAGCGGAATTTCTACTACGAATGTAAGATTTCGGCGGGCGGTGGTGGGGTTGTAGGGGCTCATAGTCGCTCGGCCTATCAAATCCCGCGGTTGGTGTCAGATTTCGCCGATGGATTGCTGCATCGGGGATTTGGGTAGGGGTGATCTCCGGTCGAGTTGGCGGAGCCGGTGCTCTGTTCTGGCGTTCTGGACTCGGCATCCGCATCGGAGGCAGAGGATCCATCCTTGGCCTTGTCTGCATTCGGGGTCGATGCAGGGGAGTTCGGCGGGGTGGGTGTTCTTGCCTCGGGCTCGTGGTTCTGGTTTCGGATTTCGGGTCATGCCACGTCTCGTTTCCGTGGTGGGATGCCGAGGGCTGCTCTGGCGGCTGCGAGGCCGTTCCGGGTGACTTCGGGTGTGTCCCAGCCTTCGTGTCGGCCTAGTTGGGGGACGGTGGGTGGTGACATGGTCTCGGGTCGGGTCGATGGTGGGGGGCCGGTACGGGCCGGTGGGTCGGTGTTGGCGAGGTTCCGTAGGCATTGGAGGAGGTACGCCCTCGGATCGCCGGCTGAGCTGGCTCGTGTGGCCCGTTCGAGGATGTCGTGGGGTGTCCACCCTCTGGCGGTCGCGGCGGCTGTGTAGCGGGCCTCTCCGGTCGTGGGTGTGGGTCGTGGGTAGCCGGCGAGCTCGAGCGCTTCGACTATCAGCTCTGTTCCGTCGTCGTCTCCGGGCTCGGCGGCGCGCGCGCGTGAAGTTGCAGACGATGACGACGGGACAGGGGGATTAACAGGGGGAACCGAAGGCACAGGGGGATTGGGTGCGGGATTCTGCACCCCGTCGTCTACGCGATTCTGCACCCCGTTGCCACTGGATTCTGCACCCCGTCCGGCCTGGTCGTTCTCATCGTCCACAGCTTCACGGCCAGACGGCCGGATAGGACCGGCCGGGCCTTGGTCCCACTGCAGCACGTACTGGTTCGGACGGTGATCGGGTCGGAGGTGGATCGTCTTCCCGTTCTTCGTGATCGACCGGACAGCGTTCAGGTGTTTGACGACCCACCCCTTGCGTTCGAGCTTCGATGTGGCCTCTTGGAAGCTCCGTACGCTCATACCCCCGCGCTTGGCGAGCTTGGTGACGCCGTAGATGCAGACGCCGTCGGGGTCGCAGGCGTCGGCCAGGACGAACGCTGCGAGCCTCTCGTTGTTCTTCACGTCCATGGGCAGCTCGGCTGCCCAACCAACCCACTTCCCGGTCACCGCTGGCCGCCACAGATGCGGCATTGGGTCGAGTCGCCAGACCGCAATTTGCAGAGCTGAACTGTGTAAGTCGACCCACAGTCGCATCGGGCTTGGACCAGTCGTTGTCTGCCACCTGATGGGTACCGGGCCGTGCCAGCCTCGTTCAGGTATGTCCACCTACCAAATCTTGTTCCTGGATCGAGTGGATCTATCGATGGTTTCGCCATGGCGCATCCCTTTCAAGGATCAGGGCACCACGAGGTAGCGACCGTGGGCGCGGTCGGTTAGAGTCTCTGGTGCCTTAGTATCTGAAGTCGAGTCTAGCGCTGGAACCGTTTGTCGGGACCGGCGCTACTCGCTTTCTAGAGGCAAGTCGAGATTCGCACACTGGCGCAAGATGCGCTAATCTGGCTACAGATCTCATCGGCGGGAACCATGAGACGACGTGCCGCCGGCCATCCCACCCCACCGGCGGCACTGTCGCGTGCAACCACACGTGCTATGCTGGGACCATGGACAACGACACTGAGCCGACCGCCCACGACCTGACGATCAAGAGCTTGCACGACTGCTATCACTATGCCTGCTCATGCGGTGAGCAAAGCTTGACTCTGCACGTCGGCGTAACCGGTGCAGCCAACGAGTGGGGCGACCACCTCCGCGAGGTCTTCTACGTCGAGGGCCAGAAGGCACTCGCCCGGGACATCCGCCGGACGCTCGACGACGTGGAGCTGTCATGACCGACACCAGCCCAGCCGACAAGCTCCGCCAGCCAGTCGGCAAACTACGCAAGCTCGCCGCCGAGATAAGCGAGCATTCCGGCTTCGCCGAATACGCCGATCAGCTCTGGGCCCTAGCCGCCGACATCGAACAGGCTGAGCCTTGCGGTCACACCATCGACGGTCTAGATGGCGCCACACTGACGTGCGATCTGTCTGCTGGTCACCGCGGGCACCATTCCAAGACTTTCCCATCCGAGATCAGCGAAGACGGTGACTACAGGCCGAGCTTCACGACCGAATGGTGGGAAGCAGAACCAGAGGCCGACACCGCCGAGCCGTGCGGTCACACCAACGACACCAGATACGGCCATGCCCTGGTGTGCGAACTGGCCGCCAGCCACCGCGGCCGCCACTCCCAGACTCTTTCGAGCGAGATCACCGCCGCCACCGGCAACGTGCTGATCCACACAGCCGAATGGCGGGCAGATGATACAGACGTCCTCGAATGGTGGGTAGATGACGCAGACGTCCTCCATATACTTCATCGCCCTCACGAGTCCAAGCCAGAGGCCGAGCATGATGGTTGATGAGATCATGGCCGTGGCCCTAGGTGTCGCTGGTGGCGTCCACGTTCTGCCGTGGCTGGCCCGGAACCTGGCCAAGCCGATGTTGCCCAAGCCTGACCGGTCGTACTGGGATGACTACCACGACCGCATGTTCGATCGGAACGAGTCATGAGTTGGCTTGATCAGCCCATCACCTACACGCATCACGCCATCGCCGCCGCCGTGTTCCTACCCATCGCCCTGACCGCCATCGCGATCCGGGCTCGACGCCGCCGCCGGCACGATGACTAGCCGCTATGACCAGTGCATAGCCGACCACCCAGCTGACGAACCGGCCGGCTACGTCGAGCGCGCTGCCTGGCTCAACGCCAAGACACGCACCCACACCCCGCACCGCTGCGGCCATTGCGGACGCTGGCACATCTGGAGGGCACGATGACGATCAATGCGGGCCACTTCCACTACGCCTTCCCCCACGGCCGTCGCTGCTACGGCGACTGCGCCGGCCCATGGCTCGCAGCATCCACAGAACGCGCTGGTTGTGCAGACCAGGCCTGCCAAGGCTGCCACCGGCCCACTACGTCTCCAGCACTTGGCACCAGCGACGCCACGATCGAGCCGTCGGCCCGAACCGGTACGTCTGGATGACACCGCTTGGACGCCACCACCAGCACGGCCGGCCCAACTCCACCAGATCATCGTGCTCGATGCGGGTGCCACGCCCGATCCACCCGTCCGGGCCGGCCACGAGCCACAACCCGTCGAACTGTTCACGTTCGACCGGCCACCGAGCAAGCCAATCCTGGTTGCCATGGTACGTCGAGCGGACATCGAACACCCGCCACCCGGCCGCCGACGCCATGCCCATGGCCAGCCGGTAGTCGCGAGAGCCGTACAGCCACATCGGCGCAGCGATGTACAACAGACCTGATTGATTCATCAGTTACTACCATGGCATTCATGAGCATCGCCGACGATCACGACAAAGCACTCAGCTACCACCCCCTCACCGAGGGCCGAGGTGAGCTACACGAACAGATCAGAGCAGCAGCGAAGGCCTTCGCCAGTGTCGTCGACCAGATCTGCCCGCTGTCCCGCGAGTCGTCGCTGGCGTTCACTTCGATTCAAGAGGCGGCGATGTGGGCCAACGCGGCGCTCGCCATCCACGACACCGGTCCCGAAACAGACGCCTGATGTAGCAGGTCTGGCATGATGGTGGCATGCCGAACCTGATCGTTGCCGCAGCACAAGCACTCGATCGACGCAAACCACTCCACCCCGACCGGATCCAAGCCCGGGCACCGGTCGCGGTCGGCCCGAAACACCAGGTACCCACCACCGCGACCAACCTGTTCGCCGGCGGCGACGCCATACGGAACATCCAAGCGTTCCACCATTCGAGCTCGGTCTACTCGATCACGCTCCGCCGTGCGTCCGATGCTGCCCGGATCCCGTGGGCCCTGTACCGGAACACCACCTCGTCCGACGTCGGCGATGAGCGCGAGGAGGTGGCTGACCACGCGTTCTTGCGGGTGTGGCGGCGTCCGAACCCGACGATGACTAAGACGGGACGTGCGTTCCGTCAGTTGATGCTGATGTACTTGGATGTGGTGGGTGAAGCCACCGCGGTGGTGACCACGTGGGGGAAAGGCCCGAACGCCACACCCGCCGAGCTGTGGGTTGTCCGCCCTGACCGGCTCGTCCCCGTCCCTGACCCGCACGAGGGCCTGGCCGGCTGGATCCACACGTCAGTTGACGGCGAGCAGACACCGCTACGGGTCGACCAGGTACTACAGATCAAGTACCCGAGCTTGCTGGATCCGCTCCGTGGGTTCGGGCCGGTCCAGGCCGCCATGCTCGAAATCGACGCGTCGATCCTGTCGACTGAGTGGTTCCGGAACTTCTACCTGAACTCGGCGCAGCCGGGCGGGATCGTCGCCACCGACGAGTTCCTGTCACAGCCACAGTTCGACGAGTGGGTGATCCGCTGGAATGAGCAGCACGCCGGCCCGGGGAACGCTCACCGGGTCGCGTTGATGGACGCCGGCGCCAAATGGCTCGGCGCGCAAATGTCGATGCTCGACATGCAGTTCGCTGACATGGTGACCGCCAACCGCGACGCCGTCCGCGAAACCTTCGGGATCTCGAAGGTGATCCTCGGCCAGACCGGCGACGTCAACCGGGCCGCCAGCCTCGCTCAGCAGGAGATCTACGCCCGGTACAGCTTGCAGGACCGCATCGATCTCCTCAGTGAGATGGCCAACGGTGAGCTCCTACCGCGGTTCGGGTCGGCCCGGGTAGCGCCCGGCGCCCGCCCGGTCCTGGTGGTTGAGCCGTCCGAGGACATCGTCCCCAACGACATCGAGCTGGAGAACGACGAGCGCGACTCCCGGGTGGGTGCCGCGGTCGCGTTGATCACCGCTGGTGGCGATCCGGTGTCGACGCTCGAAGCGTTCGGTCTGCCACCAGTCGACTTCACCCCCACCGCCGAGGCCGAACCGGTCGACGTCGACACCGGCGAGTCCGAGCAGTCCCGGGCCCGGGAGCTGGCCGAGATCGTCCAGAAGCTCTACCTCGGGGTGGGCACGATCCTCACGTGGGCCGAGGCCCGTCAGGTTCTCATAGATGAGGGCATGGACCTTGACCCGAACGAACCCCCACCGGTGTTCAGTTTGGAGCCGCCGGACGCACCGGAGGGCGCGGAGCCGGCCAAGCTCAAGCCCCCCGAACCTGCCGCTGCGCTCGTCTCCCGCACTGCGCCGCCCATGCCGCCCGACAGTGAGCTGACGGTGGTACCCGTCGCGATCACTGATGACCCCGACGACCCTGTCGACTTGTCTCACCTGCAGGAGTCGTGGGAGCGGCATCTCGCCGACCTGGCCGACGATTGGGCTCGGGCCGAGACCGACCAGAAAGCCGAGATCGTCGCCGCGGTCGCTGCACTGCTCGCTGCCCGCGGCATCGAGGGCCTGGTTGACCTTGAGGTCGACACCGGGGCGACGTCGTTACTGCTCGCTGAGGCGATGGTCGCTATCGCTGCCGAAGCGGCCGGTCAGATCGCGGACGAGGCCGAAGAACAAGACGTCGACCTCGATCCGGGTGAGCCCGATGACGACGAGCTGACGGCGGTCGCCGTGGTCATCGCCGCGACCGTTGGGTCTCGGTTGGTGTCCTCCGCGAGGAACACCGCGACCCGGGCCTGGTCCGGTGGTGGCAGCCGTGACCGTGATGTGGTGGTGGACGCCGCGGTCAACGCGGTCCGTGCGGGGTTGGCTGAGTTGTCCGAGGACGGCCCGAGGGTGGCGCTCGGTGCCGCGTTGACTGGCGCTCAGAACGAGGGCAGGGCGGCGACGATCGAGCAGACCGAACTGCTCGGCGTCGTCACAGCATCCGAGGTGTTGGACAACGCGACGTGTGGGCCGTGCGAAGATATCGATGGGACGATCATCGGGACTACCGCGGACATGGCGCAGATCAGGCGTGTGTACGGCGGCGCGTATGGGGGGTATGTGCGGTGTGAGGGCCGTGAGCGGTGCCGTGGTACGTGGGTTGTGCAGTGGACACAAGAAGGCTAGTGCATGTTGGTGCACTAGGGTGCATACTTACGGTGTCTGAGATACACGTGGTATGTTGCTGGCATGGGAACCAGTTTCACCGGCCGGCCGTGGTACGACATACACGCCCAAGCCGATGACGCTGTCCGGGTCGACATCCTCGGCCCGATCGGCTGGGAAGGCACCTCAGCCACCGAGTTCGTAGCGTCCCTCAACGAGCTCCGTGGTGTCGGCCGGATCGACGTGCACCTGTCGTCGCCCGGCGGCGCCGCGTTCGATGGGGTCACGATCTACAACAACCTGCGGAAACACCCGGCCATGATCACCATGAACGTCGACGGGCTCGCCGCGTCGGCCGCGTCGATCATCGCGATGGCTGGCGATGAGATCATCATGAACACCGGGTCGATGATGATGGTCCACAACGGCCGCGGTGCTGTCCTCGGTGGCGACGCCGAAGATTTCCGGGCTGCGGCGGTCATGCTCGACGAGGTCAACGCCTCGATGGCCGACATCTACGCCCGCCGGGCAGGCGGCACCACGGCCGACTGGCTGGCTGTGATGGCATCCGAGCGCTGGTTTCGGGCTGACGCTGCCGTGTCCGCTGGGCTCGCTGACCGGGTCGACGACGACAGCAGTAGCCGCACGGACGACGACGAGATGAAAGCCGCGATCGAGTGGGGCCGCACCGTGCTCGGCTACCGCGGCCCCGAACCCGGGTACCTGATCCCCGAGGGTGTCCGATCCGATCTGCTCGACATCGCCGCCCTGGTCTCCACGCCGAAGCCGGATCCGGATCCGTTGGCTGCGCTCGCCGCCTGGTCGCCGCCCGACCCGCCAGATTACATTGCACAACTGGCCGCCATGGCCAACGACAGGAAGGTCTCCTGATGCCCAAGGTAGCCGAGCTCGACGTTTCGTTCGCGATCCCCGACGACGTTGACGCCATGCAAGAGGTGATGGCCGACGCCAAGAAAGTCGCCGAGATCATCACGAAGAACGGCCCCGAGGGTTGGAAGGCGTTCAACGATCACGTCGCCGCAGCGTCGAAGACCAAGGACCGCGGCGAGATGGAAGACCAGATCGCCGAACAGGTCGAACTGAAGTTCCACGAGACCATGCAGGCCAACGGGTTCGACACCGAAGGCAAGCTGAACCTGACATCCGAGAACATCACCGCGGTGTTCGAGCAGGCCCACAAGAAGCAGTCGGCGCACTACTCGCACCGGGCCCCTGGCGCTGCGATCGACAAGGCCGGCCTGTTCGCCGATTCCGGTGAGGTCATCCAAGCGATCTGGGCGATGGAACAGCCGGCGAAGGCTTCCGGTCTCGCCGGGTTCGACGACTTGCAGGCCAAGGCCCTCAAGGCCGCTGACATCCAGGCCGCCTACTCCAGCCACATCGGCAGTAGCGGTGGGTACCTGATCCCCGAGTCGTTCCGGGCCGAGATGCTCCAGATCGCTCACGAGCAGGCGATCGTCCGGGCCTCCGGTGCCACCGTGATCCCGATGGGTACCCCCAAGGTTTCCATCCCCGCGATCCACGAAACCAACCGGTCGTCAACGCTGTTCGGTGGTGTCCAGATCTACTGGACCGAAGAGGACGCCGAGTCGACCGCGTCGGATGCGAAGTTCAAGGTTGTGGTCCTCGAGCCGGACACGATGACCGGGTACGCCGAAATCCCGAACGAGCTCCTGATGGATGCTCAAGCGTCGGGTGCGTTCTTCCAGGCCACGTTCCCCCCCGCGATGGCGTTCGAAGAGGACTACGCGTTCCTGCAGGGCTCTGGTGTGGGTCAGCCGCTTGGTGTTCTCAACGCTGCGGCGTTGATCGCCCAGGCCGCCGAGGGCGGACAGACCAGCGGTGTGGCCTATGAGAACGTCACCAAGATGTACTCAAGGATGCTGCCCACCAGCCTCAACCGGGCCATTTGGGTCATCAACCAGGAAGTCCTGCCCGAGCTGCTGGAGATGGGCCTGATTGTCGGCACCGGTGGCGGTCCGATGTTCCAGACCAACGCCGCGCCGGGCATGCCGATGACGCTGTTCGGCCGGCCGATCCGGGTGACGGAGAAGGTCAACGGTCTGAACACCCAGGGCGATATCTCGTTCGTCGATTTCGGGTTCTACCTGATCGGCGACCTGCAGACCATGACGGTCAGTTCGTCCGAGCACTACAAGTTCAAGCAGCGCCAGACCGCATTCTCGCTGGTGTCTCGGGTCGACGGCCAGCCGTGGCTGGAATCAGAGATCACACCCCGCCACGGCACCAACACCCTGTCACCATTCGTCGGCCTCGCTACCCGCTCCTGACCCCCGGAAGGACTCCTCATCATGACCGTTCTAGAAGCCGTAGGGGACATCATTGGTGTGCCCGTCGCCGCAGCAAGCGGTGTCCCACTCTCGTTCCGCTACTGGCGGCAATGGACCTTCATCTCGTTCGAGGATGACGGGTCGACCATCCTCACGTTCAGCCAACATCCAACCGCTGCCGACGGCACGGCCGATACCGGTTCCGAGGCGTCGCTCGCGGTTGTCACGAGGGCGTTCAAGTCGCCTGGTGTTGGTGGTGCTGCGACCGAGGTCACCCAGGCCGCCGGGGCCACGTTCGACCTGGCCGACGACACCGTCAACGACCAGGTTGCCATCAGCGTGCGAGCCGACCAGCTGTCTGACGGCCACGAGTACATCGAGTGCACCGTCGACGGCGGGATCCTGATCGCGGTCCCGTCGAGCCCACGCCACAAGCTGCCAGCCGACTCGATCCCCTCGCCGCTGGTCCACCCGTAGGAGACTGACCCATGACCATCATTGGAGAAGGCCTCGCCTTCACCAAAGCCAACCACGGGCTCATCGCCTCACGGGCCACCGCCACCGTCGCGGCTGATCAGGATCTGTTCTCGATCGACGGTGGCCGTGTGCTCCTCATCGGCCTTGTAGGCGAAGTCACCGTCGCAATCGGTGCTGGCTCCCAAGACATCGGGCTTACGCTCGACCCGGATGACGGCGGCGCCAACGTGTCGATCGGTGACACCGCTACGCCGCTCGTGATCGACGCCGACGAGGTAGGCACGTTCTACACGCTCGGCGCGACCATCGGCGCGGACATGGTGGCCACCCTCGACGTCTGCCAGCCGTTCCTACACTCACCGATCGTGTGCAAGCCGGGTGATCTCGTGCTCGATGTGACCGGCACCGAGGCCGGTTCGGTGAAGTGGGACGCGATCTGGTTGCCGCTCGACGACGGCGCCATCCTCACCGCGGTCTGATGGCCGGGAAACTCACGGCCTGGGAACAGGAGCTAGCGCGCCGTCCAGCTCCTGTTCCCATCATCGAACCCGAACCCGAGCCCGAGTCTGTTGTGGTGCCAGCGAAACCGCGGCGTCAGCGTCGACCCAAGAAAGCCGCGACCGGTCGGGAGTGACCGCGGGTCAGTCCGCGGTCACGGTGTCCGGTCGGGGGACACCGTGACCGCACCCTCGACCGGTGGGCCCTCGGCGTCCCACTCAGCGAACAACACCGTGAGCCCGGCCGCGACCCTGGGCACCTCACCGTCAGTCAACAAAGCACCGACACGGCCCTGCCTGTCTGTCGCTGCGCGGCTCCGGTAGATCAGAAACAGGGGATCGGTCACCGCCGGCGTTCCTTCCTCGATTGAACCAGCCACGGCCCATACGCGACCCCGTACTGCTTCTCCATGTCTTTCAGATGCCGCGGCCACAGCTCATCTTCGACCTTCCGGGCCGCTTCGGTCGCGTACCGTTTGGCGTTCTCGATGCCTTCGCCGCGGCGTAAGGCTTCGTAGTAGCAGTTCCGGGCTGTCGTGAACGCTGTTGAGCTGATCACACGCAACTGACGGCGTGCATACACCCAAGGGGCCTCAACCATCGGCCGGCGCCCATCGTGGATCCGCGATCTGTTCCACGGCCCACACCCACCGCACGAACATGTACCCGGTCTCTGAGCTGCCTTCCTCGATCCACCCGAACCGGTAGCCGTCGACCTCGACCACGGTCAACCACTGATCGTCTTCGTCTGGCCCGATCCGGTTGCTGCCCAGGTGCTCGACCGGACCTAGCAGCACGACGCGGGAGACGTACTGCTCTGCGGTGAACAGGTCCTTGTTCGGGCCGACGTGCATGGGATACGCCCTGTCCGGCTCGACCCATCCGCGTTCGATCTCGGTTCGTACCTCACTCGGTGTCATGTCGTCGTCCTCCTAGTTGCTTGTAGATAGTCTATCATGCAGATATGACCCCGACATTCGATCACATTCAAGCTGCGATCGCAGCCGAGAAAGCCAGAGGAGCAGCGGCGCTCCAGCAGATCAGCGAGGACCTCGCCGCGACCGTCGCTGCCCTCGGCCAACCCGCCGGCACATGGCCCACATTGAAGCCAACCAGCGCGCTTGTCTCCGGCCCGGTAGATATACCTGACGGTGTCCTTCCCCGTGGAGGAGCACTCGACTACTACGCCGCGCCAGTGACTGCCCCATACTTCCTCAAGGCCGACGGTACGGCGTTCCCCGAGCACAGGAACGCTTCCCGTGGCACCGCACCCCTGACCGGGATCGGCGGTGACGTGGTCGCTATCGATCTCGACGTGGCCGACAAGGTCACCGCTGGCGGCGGAGCGACCGGCACCTGGCAGCAATGGCTCTACCTCGACACACCCGTAACCGATCTGACGTTCTCCATGGCCCGCCAGATCGACGACACCGATCTCGGCCGCACCGGGAAGGCCGGCGGTTTCGGGTCGTTCGACGGGAACTGGGCGGAGTGGCCAGGGGGTGGCACCTACGGCGACCCGAACTGCATGTTGCGCTCTACTCACTGGTGGTGGGACCGCGCGGTCGGTACCAAGCGGCTGGCGAACCTCCTCAAGACCGGCGGCGCGGACGCCGCTGCGATCCTCGACGACACCGGCGCAACTCCACGACGGTACATCGCGTCGGCTGGCCATTCGCTCGAAACGTACTTGGATGCGCTCGGCGAGCCACCGGCCGGGCCCGCCGCTGATTGGATCGAGACCAGGTACGTGGCTCATTGGTCCTCGGATTTCACTGGCTGGCTGGAGACGTGGGTCAGGTACATCAACGCCGCGACTCTCGTGGCAGGGGCCTGGTCGATGCCGCAACGACTGGAGAACATCCGGTGGGTAGCCGACCCGGCCGTCGGTGGTTTCAACCTGGTGTATCTGTCGTTCATGTACGGCGGGACCGCGCTCGATTACGCACCAGCGGACGGTGCCGGCCGTGTGTCGTTGCGTGACCTTTGGGTCGCGGCCGGGCTGCACCGGCCTGTGTAGACTCGAGCGGCCCGCCGGGATTGTTCACCCCCGGCTGGCCGCTCACTCACTTCGGTTTGGTGACTGGGTGCATGATCGCTCGGCCGTCGTCCTCGATCTCGTCGACCTGCAGGTAGACGATCATGGCGACGACATCGCCTAGTTCGGTACCTTCCGGGAGCTGGTCGATGGGTGCGCTCATCCGGTTGCGGTCGCTGAGCCCATCAATCGGAATCGGCTCGCCGTAGAAGTTGGTGCCCATCAGGCCCACGTCGCTGTGGCGGCGTCGTATCCGTTGGAGTATCCGGCCTTGTAGGGGTCGGCTGTCGGCCGGTCGGTGGTCTTGATTCGGCCGAGGACGTTCGGCCGGCCGGCTTTTGCTGCGGCGTGGCCGTGGAACCAGCCGGTCGAGTAGTTCGTCTCGTCGATGAACGCTGTCATCAGAACCCACTCGCTGGTTGGTGGTCGTCGAGGGCGGCGAACGGGTCGGCCGGTTGGGGCTGGCCGGCCGTCCAGATCCGTGCTTCGAGCTTGGCCAGGATGATCGGCCGGCTCGTGGTGAACTCGGGTCGGCCGGGATGGTGCGGGTAGCGCTCGTGGTGGAGATCAGCGAGCTTCGCCCAGAACTGCTCGGCGACCTCGACGCCCTTGCCGCCGTTCAGAGCATCGTGGATCTGGCCGAGTGCTTCGGCTCGCTCACCGCCGAGGTTCTGGGCCCATTCTTCGAGGAGTGGCAGGCACCGTTCGGCCTTGTTGATGATGGCCGCCTGGTGCTTCTCGTGTTTGGTGTACAGGTCCATGTCGTTGTCCCTTTCGTTTCGCTCCACTCAATCATACAACGCCGTTGTATCCTGGTCAAGGTTAGACAGTGTGGATAATGCTTGGAGGACTACCCACACCGTGGCAGGCACACCTAGAGCGCCCTCCAACTTCACGGCCATCGCCGCCGACACCGTGATCTGTGACCTACACAGCCGGTTCGTGTGCGACGCGGCCACACCAATCTGATCTGCTAGATCCTGCTGATTCCAGCCACGCTCAGATAGGAGACCGTTCAACAGGTCGGCCGGGGCCGGCGCCGACCTCCACGACTTCAACGAGTCGCCGAGGTCGGCCGCGTGATCATGGACACTCATTGGTCTAGCTCCTCATAGGCCGCTCGCACCTTGACCGCGGCCACATACATTACGGTCGAGAACACGGCCCAAACGATCAGGGTGGCCATCACCGGACACCTGACCGCTTGAGCCGGCTATCAGCTATGGCTACGGCGGTGTCGTATGTGCGCCGCCACCGGGCTCGTTCCACGGGCCGCGGGTGGTGCACCGATTGATGCTCGGCTGTGATGATGGCGGATGCCAGTATGTAGTCGGCCATGTGCCGCAACTCGACATCGGACGGCCGTGTAGGCTCGATCAGTTCAGTCATCGTCGTCTTTCGGTAGTTGGGTGTGTTGGGGCCGAGCGGGTGGTGTTGTCCGCTCGGCCCGGGCCGTTCAGCCTCGATCACAGATCGGGCAGTAATCCTGGTCGCCGTGCACGGCGACGGTGTCATGGCACATGGCGACCATGTGCTCTGGGCAGAGATCACCGAGCCGGTGCGCAGCGATCAGGTTCCCTCGCTGGGACCGGGTTAGCCGCCGCCAAGCATGCTCAGTCTCGTCGCATTCGAGGATGTAGCGGCGTGCAGCTTCGCTGGTTCGTTCGTCTCCGGTGCCCCACTCTGCTAGTGCGGCGAGGTAGAGGTTCTGCGCTGCTGCCCATTCGTCGTCGGTCACCGCGGCGAGGTAGCGGTAGGTGGCTGCCATTGGTGTCCGGTAGCGTTCGGCGATCAGGTCGATGGTGTCGCCTGGGACGTGGATGCCGTCGGCGAGCTGGCGGTAGTGGTCGGTGTCGATACTCATGTCGTTGTCCTCGTGTTGCTGGTTCCCCTACCTGCAACAATACAACGGCGTTGTATGGCCGTCAATGGGTCCGACACAGATACACGTGGTATGTTCGAGGGGACAACCAGAGCCGTCGGCCACCGGGAAGCAGGATGGACGCACCGACCTACGCATCAGTCGCCACGCTCGCCGCGGCGACAGACATCCCCATGACCCCGACCGCCGAAGCGGGCATGCTCCGCCACCTGTCCAGCGGCGCCCGCCAAATCGAAGGACTCTGCGGCGGCCGGCACTTCTACCCCACCCTCGACACCCGCACGTTCGACTGGCCCGACCCGACCGGTAGAGGCCAATCCAACCGCCTCTGGCTCGACGACAACGAGCTACTATCCGTCACCTCGATGTCTGTGGGCGGCGCCGCGTTCACCGCGTTCCTGCTCCGACCCGACGACGGGCCGCCGTACCGGTGGATCGAACCGGACGAGACCGGCACAGCCGATTACCGGCCGTTCTCCGCCGGGTCGGGCGGCACTCAGCAAGCCATCTCGATCACCGGCCTCTACGGTCACAACGAGACCCTGGCCACGGTTGCTGGCTTGGACGGAGCGATCGTCAACCCCGGCGCCACGACGATCAACGTCGACAACGGTGCTGGTGTCGCCGCCGGTGACGCCCTCAAACTCGGTACCGAATACGTCTTGGTCGAGGCCACCAGGTGGGTTGACACCACCGATGATCTGACTGCAGCGCTCGCGGTCGACGCCACCGACACCGCCATACCCGTCACCGACGGCGGCACCTACACGGCCGGTGAATGGCTCCGGATCAACCGGGAACGGTTCCTCATCACCGACATTGTCGGCAACACCCTCTATGTCGACCGGTCGGCCGACGCGTCGGTGATCGCCGCCCACTCGATCGGTGACGACATCTGGGCACGCCGTGCCCTCACCGTCACCCGTGGCGCGCTCGGCACCACCGCTGCTACCCACTCGGACGCAGCTACGGTCTCCCGCCACGCTGCACCGTCGCCGGTGGAGATGCTGAACATAGCGGTCGCTGAGGTCTCGATCGCCCAGGAGCGGGCGGCGTGGGCCCGCACGGTCGGGTCGGGCGAGAACGAGCGAGAAGCACGAGGCGCCGGCCTCAAAGACCTCCGCAAGGACGTCAAGCTGCAGTTCGGCCAGCGCGGCCGGGTCACCGCGGCCGGGGGCCGGCAATGACTATCAGCGTGACCACCACGTTGAAGATGACCGGGCCGATGTTTGACGGGTCCGCTGCTCGGATCCTCGCCGAGGGCATCACCGATGCTGGTGAACGACTCATGGACGACGCGAAACGTGAGGTCGAGCAGGGTACTGGCCAGTTCAAGAACCCGACCGGCCGGTACCGCGGTGGGATCCACACCGAGATCACAGCGACCCGGTTCAAGGTCCTACCCGGCCGGCTCCCCTACGTCGCCTGGCTGGAAGGCACCAGCCGCCGGAACCAGACCACGAGATTCAAGGGGTACGGGGTGTTCCGAGACGCGAGGCTCCGATTCGCGACCTACGCCCACGCCAGGTTCGCCCAGTACCTACAGCCCACGCTGGACAGGTTGCGATGACAACCTTGGAACAACACATCCGGGTTGTCCGCCGGAAACTGATCGACCGGATCAGATCCACCGGTGTCTGCACCGGCGGAGTCCAAGGCTACGAAGCAGGCAAGGCACCCACCGAGCGGTCCAAGATCTACGGGATTGTGGTACCCAACGACGGGTTCGTGACCGGCACCAGCCTCACCGGTGCCCATGTGTGGCAGGCCATGACCATCCACTTCATGAAAGCCGTGCCGCTTGACGGTGACCGGCCGTCCGAGACCGAGTCGGAGCAGATCGACCCGGCGTTGACCGACGCCCGAGACACCGCCCTCGCCGCGCTCATGGCGCCGATCGGGTACGGCGACGCGGTCGAGCTCGATCCGGCTGGTCATTCGGGTGAGCGTGTCCGCTGGTCGACCGGGTATCTCGACTGGGACCAAACGAAGTTTCGTACTGCCACGATCACGGCTGGGTTTGTGGCCTGGAATGCATTGGAGACAACGAGATGACGATCCAGTCCGGTGTCAGTGCCCGTGGTTGGCTCGATGAGTTCTCGCTCGGCGACAACATCGCTCAGCTGTCCCGCATGGAACTGTCGGTCGCGCAGCTGATCAAGACCACCATCGAAGACGAGGCCGTCCGACGTGTCGACGCGAAACGGGGCGGAGCGATCGGGCTCACGTCGGCGTTCGACGACGCCGCCGGCAAGTCACATGACGCCCTGACTGATTTCCCGGCGTCATCAGCCGACCGGTTGCTGACCTACGCTCACCGGGCCACCCTCGGCGCTCCCGCGTTGTCGTGCCTGGGCATACAGGAGACACTCAACTACGTCCTGTCCAAGGACGGCGACTTGACCCTGCAGGCGTCGACCGTCGGGAACGGCTACGGTCTCGAGCTCGGGCACCTCCTGACCGCCGGAGAGGCCAGCTCGACCGGGGCCGAAGCGCTCACCGGGTTCGACGACGGGGCCGGAGCGGCCACCGATTTCGGTCTGCAGGCGTACTTGCATGTGTTCTCGTTCACCGGCACCAGCGTGACGGTCACTATCGAAGATTCCGACGATGACGCCGCGGTCGATCCGTACGCGGCGGTGACCGGTGCTGCGTTCACGACGGTGACCGGACCGACGTTCGAGCGGATCCAGACCAGCCGCACCGAGAACGTGAAGGAATGGCTACGGGTCGACCTGGCCGGCACCTACTCGGCGGTCGGGCTCGCGGTTGTCGTTGTCCGCAACCACGCAAACACGGTGTTCTGATGACCATTGACCGCGTCTACTACGTCGACACACCCGAAGAGTTCGAGCGAGTCGAGCAGGATCCTGACACCAAGGTCGGCGACTGGATCATGTACCGCCACCATCCGCTACAGGTCGCCTTGGTCGACGCTCCCGTCGGCGAGCGGCGGCTACCGGTGACCGTCGATGGTGCCCCGGTGACGACCTTCACCCGCACGGTCTGGCACGACACAGAGCGGGCTTTCTCATGATCCAGGCGACCGGCCGGAACTGGCAGACGTTCTCGACGATCGCGACGCAGGGCGTGCATTGGGAGTCGATCACCTGCGAGCAGGCCGGCTGCGAGAAACGAGCGAACGGGTTCAAGGTTCTGCTTGACGAATCCCTACGGCTCGGCGCGCTGCGGGCCGACTACATTCGGCGTGTCACGTTGCGTCGAGGGTGGACCGAACACCGCGACGACGCCGGTGTGACTGTGTTCGTGTTCCCGCCGGGCACCCCGTGTTTCTGTGATGGCCGTGATCAGCGGGCCCAACCAGTCATGGGGTGCGGTCCGCACCGCCGCAAGACCAGACCGATGCTGCATGTTGTGGCGGCCGGGAAGGTCGGCCAGGTCGCCGGCCAGATCAACCGGGCCGGCCGGCCAGGCGAGATCCTGCGAGTACACAACCGGCCCGGAGATTGGGCTGAACACGCCGCTGAATCATGGAACCGGATGGCTGACGCCATCAACCGTTAGAAGGGAACACAAGCATGGCCATTGAATCCGGGATCGGGTGGACCACCTACGCGGTCGACGACGCCGGCGGCGTCGCACGGAACCTCGCCGATCGCCTCACCCAGGCGTCGTTCAACACGACCGTAGGTATCCAGGACATCACCACCCTCGACCTGTCAGCCCGGGCCACTCTCCCGCTCATTGCTGACCTGCAAGACTCGTTCAGCGTCCTGTTCGACGATGCAGCCAACTCCTCGTTCGACGTCCTCAAGACCGTCGGGTCCACGTCGGGTCCTCGGACGATCACCCGCACCCACTCCGGTCAGACGTTGCCGTCAGAGTCGAACCTGTCGTCGGTGAACACCAGCCGCACCCAATCCGGCGAGTTCACGTTCGCTGTGTCGGCTGTCCTGCAGGACGGCACCGTGCCGACGTGGGCCTGATATGGGGTATCGAGTAGGTCCCAGGATCGTCAAGATCCGTTTGCGTGGCACCGAGTTCGATGGTGCCGAGGCCCGAGCCGAAGCGGCCAGCGCCGCCACCTACCTGGCTACCGTGTCAGCTCGGCGAGACAGGGACGTCATCGCAGCGTTCTTCGAGCACCTGCTCGACTGGAATCTCGAAACGGCCGACGACGCCAAGATCCCTGCACCCAAGGCCGACGACGCTGACGCTGTTGCTGCGGTGCTGGCTGCGGTTGATTCGTCGCTGATGCTGTCATTCGCTGACGGGTGGATGCAAGGGTCGTCCCGGATCGTGCGGGACATCCCTTTCGTCCAGCCGCCGGTGGACCAGCCGGCCACGAACGGGGCTGTGGCGATGGAAGCCCTGTAGAGCTGGACGACAACGCCATGACCGCGCTGACTCATGTGATGGCCCGCACTGGCCGCTCGATGGCCGACATTCTGGCTGATGACGCGGCCGTGCTCGGCGCGGCCGGGCTCACGGTCCAGGCGGTGACACGGTGACCGGCTCGAAGATCGAGATCGAGGTAGAGGTCACTCAGACCGGTGGCGGTATGGCCAAGGTCGCCGCCGATCTGAAAGCTGACGCCGCCCGGGCTGGGCAGGCCATCGCCCAAGAGATGGACCAGGCCGCCCAGCGGTCCGAGCGTGCGTTTGATGGTGTCGGCGCCAAGATCGGCCGGAAACTCGAAGACATCCCACCACCCCGGTTCGAGGACCGGATCGTCCCGGCCGCCAAACAAGCGGGCGACAAGGCGTCTGATGTCATGGGCCAGGCGATGGGGGACCTGGATTTCAACCAGATCGGCTCGTCGGTTGGCGGTGGCCTGCAGTCGATCCTTGGTGGCGCTGCGGGCCCGATCGGTGCCGCTGGTGCCGCCATCGGTTTGGCGTTCGGCGAGCAGATCGCGACTGGGCTCGAGAGGGGGATGAACGCCCGGCGTAACGCCATGGTCGAATCTGTCCGCTCCGGGCTCGACGAGCAGGGTATGGCCACCGTAGGCCAGGCCGCCGGCGCGGCTTGGTCCGCCGGTTTCGGTGAGGGCCTGGCCGACGTCCGCGAAAGCGCCCTGTTGCTGCAGAACACCTTCCAGGATCTCGACGCTTCGTTCAATCTTGAACAAGCGACGCGGTCGGCTGAAGCGCTCGCTTCGGTGTTCAAGCTCGACATGCGCGAATCGATCGAGGTCGCCCGCGACCTGGTGACCAACGGCCTGGCACCGGACACCGTGACCGCGTTCGCTCAGATCGCCGACGCCGCCCAGAAATACCAGCTCGACATCGGCGAGATCCTGTCTGTCATGAACGAGTTCTCCCCGGTGTTCGGGAAGCTCGGTGTCGACGGATCGACTGCGTTCAACCTCATCGGGACCATGGTCAAAGAGGGCTTGGTGACCAACGTCGACCGGGCCGCCGAGCTGTTCGAGGAATTCAACATCGAGATGACCGACGGTGCCGGTAGGGCCCGCCCGGTGATCGAGAAGCTCGGCCTGTCCTTCGAGGACCTGCAAGACAAGATCGCTGACGGCCGCGGCGCCGAAGCCCTGGCCGAGGTCGCCGCGGCGCTCCTCAACGTGGGTGACGAGGCCAAACGAAACGAGATGGCAGTCACCCTGTTCGGTGCCGCCATCGAATCATCAGCCGACCCGCAACGCTCCCTCGAACTACTGACCATGGCCGACGCCGCCGGCGAAGTCGGCACGGCGCTCGACGACGCCACCGACGCAGCTGAGAACTCGGTGTCCGGATTCGAGAAGCTGCAACGCGCCGTGGAAGAGGGCACCGCGGCGTACGGGTCGATGGTCGACAGGGGCCTGTCCGAGGTGATCGACGCTCACGGGTTCTTCCAGGACACCGCGAACGAGTCGCTGCGCTGGCTGACCGGCCTCACCCAAGAGTCCGATCGGAACGCCGCCGCGAACGAGGCGAACGCTGCTGCGGTACAGGCTGACGCGGACGAGATCGCCAGGTGGAATGCGTTCGGTGCCGCTTGGGAGAAACAGCTCGACGAAGCCACCGCGTCTACCAACGAAGCCACTGACGCGGTGTCCGAGCTCGACGCTGCGTTCAGCAACCTGTCGGCTCAGTTCGACGGCGACCAGATCATGCGGAACTTCTATGAAGAGGTCGACCGCGCGACGGAGGAAACCAAGGAACTGACCGGCGCGACGTTCAACCAGACCGATGGTTTCAACGTGCAGACCGCGGCCGGGCGTTCAGCGCAGGAGCAGCTTGAGAACATATCGCTGGCTCTGTTCGATGTCGCCCAGGGCAACCGCGACGGCTCGGTATCAAGCCGTGAACTGGCGTCGGCCCAGGCTGCAGCCGAATCCCAGGTGCGGGCCACCGCTGGGCAGATCGGCGCGAACGAAGCACAGACGCAACTGCTGATCAACACCTATGCTCGGGTGCCGGCCAACGTGGACACGAAGGTCAACGAGTCAGGCAACGCCTTGTCCCGCACCGCTACCTTGGTCGCTCGGCTCCGGTCCCTCGACGGGCGGACCGCCACAACCTACGTGCGTACCGTGTCGTCCTACGTGCCGGCCACCAACTACCGGTCCGGCCGCCCCAGGGCGGACGGCGGGCATGTGGCCGAGGCGGCTGGTGGCGGGTTCGGTGTCCCGGTCCAGGTCAACGAGCGTGGCCGGGAACTGGCCAGGGTGCCCGAGGGCGACATCGTTGACCTGCCGACCGGCTCCACGGTCATCACCGCCGAGGACTCCGCGAGGTTCCTCGGCGAGGCCGGCGGCGCAGGCCCGACGATCGTGGTCAACATCCACGGTGGTGTCGTCCTCGAACGAGAGTTGAAAGGGATGATCGCGGACGGTATGCGCCGGGGCGGGATCGACCAGCGCGGCAGGAACGTACCGTGACCGTCACCCTGCTATCCCAAGGCGCCGCTGAGTGGCTGGGCACCGGCTGGGACCTGTCTATGAACGCCACCGTACGCCTGTTCGGTACCGACATGTACTCCGGTTTGACCGCGTCGGGTATGGCAGCACTCGACGAAACCGATTTCGTTGAGCCCGTGTTCCCCGGATATGCGGCGCTGCCCGTGACATCAGGCGGGTGGACGTACTCGGGAGACGGGCCAACCACGGCTACCTACTCGGAATTGCAGTTCGACTGCACCGGTGTACCGGCCGCTGGCATCGCAACGGTCCACGGTTACGTACTAGAACGAGACCCTGACAGCTTGGCTATATGGTTCGAAGTGTTCACGAATGGGCCGTTCATATTGTCTAAGTCAGGGGAATCCGTGAAATTCCAGCCTCAAATAGCGATGGACTGATATGACAGCTGC